TGCCATCAAGATTGGAATCGATGGAGTCAAAGCTGCCATCGAAGATGATGCTGCTCAGCAAAAACTTGCGCGGACTTTAGAAGCGGTCACGGGCGCAACGGTTGAGCAAATCCAATCCGTTGAGGATCAGATAACCAAGATGTCATTAGCGACTGGCGTTGCAGACGACAAATTGCGTCCAGCTCTTTCACGATTGGCACTTTCAACTGGCGACATAACAAAAGCTCAGGATCTACTTTCAATAGCTCTTGACGTTTCAACTGCGACGGGTAAGCCGCTGGAAGCGGTCTCAAATTCAATTTCCAAAGCCTACGACGGGAATGCAGCGTCTCTTGGCAAATTAGGACTTGGGCTAAGTGCTGCTGAATTGAAGTCAATGTCATTCACAGAAGTCACGACAAAATTATCAGATTTATTTGGCGGTGCGGCTGCGGCAAATGCAGAGACTTACGAAGGCAAAATTGCACGGTTGAAAATTGGGTTAGATGAAGCGAAGGAAACAATCGGGTTTGCTTTATTGCCGATAGTCACAAAATTGATTGACTACATCAATCGAGAAGTCGTGCCAGCATTTGGAGCATTTGCAGAAGGCTTGAATGGTAAAGAAGGAATCACAGAAGGTTTCACTAATACTCAGCTGGTGGCTTACACATTCGGCACGTCCGTTAGATCATTAGGAAAAAGCTTTGAGGGTTTATTTAGTGTATTCAATAAAGAGGCTAACACTGGACAATCTTCAGGCTTAGCAACGTTAGTGGGATGGCTTGACACCATCATCAAAGCTTTGGATAAAGTCGTCAAATTTGCGTCATTCACATTTGGGCTCTTGGGCGCAATCACTGATCCAAAGAAATGGGGCATGAGTGCAACAGAGTTATCTGCATCATTAGTCAAAGCACCATCGACTGGCACGACGGGAGTCGGTGCTGGCGGTGGATATGTGGGATCTGTATTCGTTGCGCCTACAATCAAAACACCAACAATCGTCGTGCCATCTATGGGCGACACAGGCGGCGGCGGTGGATCAGTGCCATCATCGGTTGGATCTAGTGCTGGAGCAGCTGCAAAAGCCACATCAAACATTTCACAAAATATTCAAGTCGCTGGTATCTCAGGATATGCGCAAGCTCTTGCAGCAATGGGCGGTTCAAATCTTGCTGGCGGTGCTGGCTTTGGTACTAACTCAGGCGGCGTGAACGTCTATATGGGCGTGGTTGGAGATCCAGAAGCCGCTGCGCGAGTCATCGTGGACACAGTGAACAATTCATCATATCGAGGCACTGGGGGCGCGAATAACTTCGTGCTGGTGTCATGACGCTTTGGAATCCAGTCTGGCAATTAACTATCGGTGGCGTCAATTACACAGACGCAACATTGGCAACTTGCACAATTACTTCGGGGCGCACAAATATCTATCAGCAAGCGAATGCAGGCTATATCAATCTTGATATAGTTAATTTCAATCAAGCTAACGTGCCAATTCAAATAAATGATTCACTGACAATATCTCTCAAAGATTCAACAAATACTTTCATCCCAATCTTTGGCGGCTCAGTCGTTCAGGTTGGAATCTCGGTGGCTGAAATTGGAAACGTGGGCTATACGCAACGAATCAATGTGATTGCACTTGGAGCACTTGCCAGATTGCCAAAGGCATTGACAAATGGAGTTTTGCCAAAAGAATTTGACGGAGACCAGATTTATGATGTTCTCAAAGAAGTCTTATTTGATTCATGGGAAGAAGTCCCACAGGCATTGACTTGGGCAACTTATGATCCGACGGTGCAATGGCAAGATGCAGAAAATTCAGGACTTGGGGAAATAGATCGCCCAGGCAATTATGAATTAGCAGCGCGGTCATCGTCTCGCACGGATGTTTATTCTTTGGTTTCAGCTTTGGCAACTTCAGGGCTTGGATACATTTATGAAAATGCTAACGGACAGATTTCTTATGCGGACTCAACTCATCGCAGCCAGTATCTCGCAATCAATGGTTATGTTGATTTATCAGCGAATCATGCTATTGGCTCAGGGCTTCGAATTGAGACGCGTGCAGGGGATGTTAGAAACTCAATCACGATTCAATATGGTGCAACATCTTCATCAGAAAAGAGTGCAATCGATAACGCTTCAATCGGGTTGTATGGACAACTTGCACAAATCATCACAACAACTTTGCACAACGGAGTAGATGCAGAAGATCAAGCAGATTTCTATTTAGGACTACGCGCTTATCCAGAGCCCAATTTCAATGCCATCACTTATGAGCTAACAAATCCAGAGATTGACGATTCGGATCGCGATAATTTGATTTCGGTCTTTATGGGAATGCCAGTCTCTATTGCTGACTTGCCACTCAACATGAATTCAGGCACTTATCTTGGATTCGTCGAGGGCTGGACATTTAGAGCTGCATACAATCAAGTGAGTGTCAGCATGACTATTTCACCGATTTCGTTTAGCCTTCAGGCAATGAGGTGGAACGACGTACCAATCACTGAAAAGTGGAACACAATCAATCCAACACTCACATGGGAAAACGCCACAATCGTGGCTTAAGGGGAAAATATGAGCAATCCAACAAGCAACTTCGGATGGGTAATGCCCACAGCCACGGATCTAGTCACAGACTTGCCAGCTGATTTTGCCGTCTTTGGTCAAGCCGTGGACACTTCAATGTCCGAGCTATTAGGTGGAACGACTGGTCAGATACTTTCTAAAGCCACGGGCACCGACATGGATTTCACTTGGATCACAAATGACATTGGTGACATCACAGCGGTGACAGTGACTTCACCGATTACAGGTGGCGGCACTTCTGGAAGCGTCGGAATTGCAATTCAAGATGCGACTACGAGCGTCAAGGGTGCTGTGCAGCTTTCGGATTCCACATCGACGACTTCATCAGTCTTGGCTGCAACTCCAACAGCGGTCAAAGCCGCTTATGATCTTGCTGTTCTTGCAATGCCGAAACTATTGACTTTTAATGCACAAACTGGGACGACCTATACATTGGTTTCAGGGGATGCTTTGGCACTCGTTACAGCATCGAACGCTTCAGGAATTACGGTGACAGTGCCACCGTCGGTATTTTCAGCAGGGCAACAAATCAACGTCCAGCAAATTGGCGTTGGTCAAGTAACATTTGCTGCTGGCGTTGGTGTGACGATTACATCCACAGGTGCAACAGCAGCAGCTCCAAAAATAACATCTCGTTATGGAGCAGCAACAATCATTTGCACAGCGGCTAACGTGTTCACCATAATTGGCGGGCTTTCATAATATGCCAATTCTTGGAATCACTGGAAGCTCTGGGTCGAGTTATCCAATTCGAACTAATCTTCTGCTGTGGCTCGACGCGTCCGATGCTGCAACAATCACATCATCAGGTGGTTTAGTTAGCACTTGGGCTGACAAATCAGGCGGTGGAAATAATGCCAATCAAGCCACTGGTACGAAACAACCAACCACGGGATCCACAACTCAAAATGGGAAAAATGTTCTAGCATTTGATGGCACAAGCGATTTCATGGTTTCAAATTGTGGAGTCACAACAAACGCATTAACAATGTTTGTGGTGGCAAATAAGACAGCCGCTGGAGGTGCAAGCAATACATATTCCAGAGTTGTTTCATTTGCCACTTCATCAAATTCCAATGATTATGGATACAATAATTCAATTCTTTTTGCTTACTCACAAGGACTCAATGCTGGCTTCAATCCATCGGCTTATGCTTACAGCAACGGAACAACCAGTGGATTGCAGAATCAATACAATCAAGCAAATTCATCTGGCATGAGAATCAATGGAACGGCTGTTTCTATTTACAATAATGCCTCATCAAATACGACAACCTATGGATCAATAAGCATGAACAGTGATCGTGTCGGTATTGGCAACTCATTCAATGGTCTTGCCGATGCTTACCTAAACGGCTGGATTGGAGAAGTGCTCGTCTATAACAGCTCACTCACGGATCTACAGGTGACAGGCACTCTCGCATATCTCAAAGCAAAGTGGGCAACGGTATGAAATGGTACAAGTGGACAACTATTGAAGATTTTGAATCTTGGCATAATCAAGTCAAATCATTTCTTGGATTGCCAAAGTATGGTGAGAATTCATTCACGGGCAAAATTGACGAATCGACTCAAATGACTACCGATTACACAGAAGCCGTGATTGAATTAGATGGAGTATATTCATTAGCTGATGAAGAGATGATTGCTCAATTTGAATCTAATTGTGTCATTTCCAAAAAGATGCCAATTTCTAAAGTTACAAAATTGCCATCTGAGGTCGTTTGATGTCCGAAGGATTGAAGTCCCAGAATGGTTGGACGGCATCAAAAGATGCAGCTGAAATCGAAATCATCAGCGTGCCAATCAAAGGCACAAAGATTAAGGTGCGATGTGCGAAAGCTGTTGCGCCATTGATTGCTGGATTCTGCGCAGAATTTCATGAATTGATTGAGCCGATAGATGAAGGCTCTCTCGACGATTGGGGATACGCATTTCGCATGGTACGCGGATCCACTGACAATCTGAGCAATCACTCATCTGGTACAGCTGTGGACTTAAACGCCACACAGCATCCTCTTGGAAAAAAAGGGACATTCCCAAGCGAAAAAGTGCCAATGATTCGAGCTCTTGCGAAGAAATATGGAATGCTTTGGGGTGGAGATTTCCGTCGTCGTGCTGACGAGATGCATTTCGAAATCACCGTAACGCCAGCGAAAGCCGCTGCGCTTATCGGGAGTCTAGGAATCGGAGAATAATCATGGATCAATTCAAAAGCATGGCAGCTTCATGGCTTCGCAGCTCAATCGCTGGGGCTCTAGCTGTCTATATGACTGGCAATACAAATCCAAAGGATCTCGCAATGGGACTTATCGCTGGAATCGTGCCAGTGCTTGCACGCTGGGCTAATCCAAATGATGTGGCTTTCGGCAATAAAAAGTGATTCGAAAACTGCTCGCAGCAGTGTTGATTGTGTTGAATATGTCAGCACTGACTGCGTGTGGTTATCAAGGATGGACACGATATGAATGCCAAGAATTCGAAAATTGGGAAAAGCCAGAATGCCAGAAGCCGCAATGCATCCCGTTGGGAAACTGCACTAGCGATGTCATTGGAACACCACCGTCATCGCCCTGATCGTCGTCGCAGCCCAGAAGAAGTCCACGCGCAACTGATTCTCACGCATTGATATTCGTTACACAGCCAATTTCAGCGCAAGCTCCAAATGATGCAGCTTTCATCGATCTACTCAAAACACTAGCAATCTTCTTGACTGGTTCATTGGGCGGTGTATTGGCTGGAAATGGATTGAAGAGCAAGCCAAAAGCCACAAACGACACGCCGCAAGTCACGCGGGAATCTTGAAATTGTCAGTCGATGGTGTCACTCTCTATCTAGGGAGCTGATTCGCAGCTCTCTGGAATCGGGAGCAATCAAATGAACGAAGGATCAATCTTCATCAGCATGTTCATCGCTGGTGCAATGTGGGCGTTAATCGCCTATTCAATCGGCTACAAAGCAGGGCACAAAGATGGATATGGACGCGGCAAAAGCGTTGCACGTCACGCAGCTTCAAGGGCGGCAAAATAATGGGGTTCTTGGACAACTACGAGGCAAGCCGCGAAAGATTAGAACGATGGATTGCAACACATCCTTATGGACGCATTGAAACATCAATCATTGAATTCGATGCAGAAAAAGGTTATGTCTTGGTGCAAGCAAAAGCATTTCGCAATCACGATGAATTGCCAGCGGGCATTGATTACGCTTACGGCTACCAAGGCGCATATGCACAAAATATGAAACGCTGGTTCGTCGAGGACACAGTCACAAGTGCGATTATGCGTGTTCAGCAATTAGTCATGGGCGGAGCCGAGCGCACAGTGCGCGAGACAATGGAACAGATTGAGAAGATGCCCGCAAAGGTGGCAAACGCTGAACAAGGCATCGATTACTGGACTACCAAATTCGGAGATATGCCATCGTATGCAACCAAAGAAGAAGCTGACGTCGCTGGCGTCCAGAGCCTAGGTGGAGCGATTCAAGAGATCACGTCACAGCTTGGTGGAGAGATGCTCAAAGAAGCACCGATCTGCGTTCATGGTCATCGCAAATGGCGCGAAGGCGTCTCAGCAAAGAATGGCAAAGCATGGGGTAACTACAGCTGCATTGGGGCACGCAAAGAAGATCAGTGTCCACCGATTTGGTACAACTTCGGATCTGATGGCAAATGGAGCCCACAGCAATGAGCGATTACGTTGAGGTT